TCTCAGTCGTTTTACGTGTAAGCCCTTTGTTCCATAACTGAAAAGATAAAGCTGGAGCAAGTTCACTAATTGTGTAATGTATAAGAGGATCTCTGATATAATCTTTTAATAGCGTTTCTTCGTCTGCCGTCAAATCATCATTGTCAATCCCATCCTGCAATCTCTCATATAAAGCAGTACCCAAAACAGGAAGCAGATACATCTCCTGAACCGCCTTAATTTCAGGTACAATCATTTTTGAATCTATGTTTTTATGTACGGCTGAACGCTCATAAATATTTTCAGGACTGATAAATAATATATCTCTCATGTTTTATTTTTTCTTCATTACAATATTAGACTGCCAATTGTGACGGCATGATACAGAATGAGTGCCATTTGGCTTTGTCCACCAACCTCCACGCCTATCCCATACGCTGTAACCTAATCTCATACTCATAGATTCAATTTCGCTACGTGACCATAACTTATCCATTTCCAATAAACGAGCGCAAAAATCACGATTCCTGTCATCCTGCGGACCTTCATAAGAATAAAGGATTTTGAAATTAAGCGTTTCAGGTTTCTTATCTGTTTGCGTTTTCAATGGCTCTGTCAAAGTCCTTTCAATAACTTCATCCTGTCCTACCTTTGTAACCTTCACAGATATACGACCTTCGCTCGCTAAACGCTTTAATATTTCTTTAACGCTGTCAACCTCCAAATCCAATGTTTCTGCAATAACATCAGGGGTTATGCGCTTATCTTTACGCAACAAATCCATTACGTTTGTTTCTATCTGTGTAACATCAGCAAATGTTTCTTTACCGAAAACAAACTTTGAACTTTTTACAATCAAATAATCGCTTTTTAATTCTCCACACTTTGCAAATTCAGCTAATAATAATTCATCCTTTTCATGACTGCTGAACTCCTGCACCTCATTATCTATTGAAAGCATCGTATTCACTTCATCATCATTCAATCCTAAACTACTTTTCAAAAGTAACTTCGCCTGATCCTGACTGATTTCACCTTTCTCAAACTTTCTAATAATCCGTGTAAGGCTCTGCCATTGGCGGCCGCTTAGGTTTTTGAGATTCTCATTAACTGGTGCACTTTGAACTGGTGCACTTGCATCCGCAGGCGGTGTACTTATTTCAGGATATTGCGAAGCATCAATACCTATCTTTTCCAATAACCATTTCTTTGGAGCTATCTGTAAAAGCGTCTGTTCGCTAAATTCAAAGCCTATCGGCTCAACTGGTATTATCTTATGCTCCTGACCTGTAACCTCCTTAAAAAGCAGTTCTAATGCTTGCTGTTTGTCATTTACATAGGTATTCTTAAATATCTCATAAGCATCTCTAATCTCACTACGCCCGCCTAATTGCCCCTCAACACGAATACCAAACAGCATCGGACTTGTAACCTGATGCCCACTAAATATCTCCTGCTGTACGCTTTTAGCCAATATATCAAAATGCTTATCTAATTCCGTACTGCTTAAATCGTCAAGTTGTGGCCGTTTATTCGGATCTTTTCCGAAGTTCAATACAATATTTCCCGCATTTTCACTACCCGTAAACTTACTCTTAAATCCTTTCTCAATCTCTCTTTTCTCCTCCTCCGTAGGTATGCCCTCAAAAAAGCTAATCATCTTTGAAGCAAACATCCCATTTGTAATCGTACTCAAATGATATTTACTAATTTCAATATCAGTCTGTATAGAATTAAGCGCACCCATGTAACCCGGATAAGAATAAGTTTCAACACCCGGCCGATACTCTTTGTAATAAAGTATCTGTGTCTGATTGCGAAGCATAGCCACATCTAACTTAGGATCGTAGGCTGCAAATACTTTCGGTTCATCCTTTTTGTAACTATCCCAATCCTTCACATAAAACTGCGTATTATCTTTGCTTGATCTTACCTTTTGATAAGGTACATGATAAAAAGCACCGATATTGCCAGCCGCATTGTACTGAATCTCTAAATAACAACCACCGAAAACCTCAATATCTAAACAGGCTTTTTTAAGTATTTCATTGCAGTTTTCATAAGGGTTTGCCTGTACTACTTCGTCAAATCCCTTACCTACAATGTAATTCACCTTACCCAACACTATACCATTATGCTTGCTGCTTTTATTAAACATTGTCAGCAGCATATTTGGGAACTTATTATCTTCCCCAAACATAACCCAGCCCTTATTTGGCAGTTCCTTCATTACAGGAACTTTAACATCTGCAAACTTTATAAAACTTACACTATGTCGCATCATATACTTTGTATGTTGTTGGATTATCGTATTTTGTTGTCGTTACATCCTGACCATCAGATAAAAACATTAGCCCCGTTTCAACCACCGCACCTGCACTCGCCTCAATCAAATTAGAAGGGCTTGCCTGTTCATATATCGTATAGGTAAACCACCCTTCCTCATAATTAGCAAAGTAAGTATTTACAACTACGTCAAACTCATTAAACCTATCCTTATATAAACTCTGATCGGCACTATTTACCAAAACAAACTTTACCTTTTCATTCGTTATTCTCGACTGAAAAACACAGAGAAAGTTAGCATCTAAAATCGTCTGCTTCTCCTTTAATGTGAGATAAATTGTATCGGTATTGCCTTTTGTGAACTTAATCATTTCAATATAAATACCATTAAACAAAAACGCCCGCCTATTTCAGGCAGGCGCTTAACCATTAATCATCTATTCTTAACCGGCAGTTTCCAAAGCCGCAGCTACTGTGCTATTCACTTCATACAGTTGGTCAGGCTCTTTACCAATAAATACAAGGCTGTAACCTGAACGATCACCGAATGCAGTTCCGCTTCCGCTTGTACTTCCACTCATATCTAAGCCTCTTTCCTTACCCAGCATCCAAAACTTATTATTGTTATCCTTAACAACCGCAACCAGAATATTCTGCGCCAACAATTTCAGCTCAGTATTGATGGCAGCGGATAATTTGTTTACTACGATGGTAAGATTTTGTTCAAAGAACAAAGTACCGTTTTCGCTTGATACTGTAGGATTATGAGTAAATGATCCAGTTTCTTTTGGCAGTTCATACTTCCAGAAACGTTTACCGGCAGCCTTAGTCAAACCAGTAACTACACCGGATGCAGCTACAATACCACTTACATTACCTTTCTCGATAAAGTAAACCTCTGTAATCCCACCGGCTGAATCTTTACAATCCAAACTATATCCTTGCGTAAGTGCGCAGGCCATATTATTATGTTTTAAGAAAGGGCGGCCATTGACCGCCCTATGTTATTAATCAATTACGCTTCGAACTTAGTTATTTCGTCTGGGAAGGCGAATTGAATTCCCAGCTTAAATGAAGCAGAAAACTTCATGTTTCTGTCATCCTGAGAATACCACATCTCAAAGTTATCTTCTTCACCTTGCAGATCAACTCCCATGGAGATATTGCTCATTCTGAAAGCATAAATATCATTAGTGCCAGTCAGACCATGAACAGGAACAACGCTATATGAAGTACCGGGAACTTTGAACTCGGCAGCAGGTGCATTATTTTCAGTACCAGGATTGTAATGATACAGATTTGCATCTACATAAGCCTGAATCAGCAAATCGTAAGTATCCCATCCTACGAAGATGCGCACATCATTCTTTCCTTTGATCTTAGCAGGCAGAGCCTTAATAACAGCAAGTACAGCAGCCTTAGCTTTTGTAGTCGAATCGATAGCTGTGATAGGCGCACCGGCACCATAAAATCCAGTTACGTTAGCATCTACAACTGTTGCACCTGCATCAGATACAAGCTGCTTAACACCTTTGAACTTATTGAGCAGTCCATTAGTTCCACCGTAACCGCTACCAGTAGCTTGCCAGATAGCAACTTCCAGAGCTTCGGCAATCAGACCGGCTTTCAATGCTGTATATTCTTGAGCGAAAGCAAAAGTTTCATAATTGCTTCCTGCAGTCAGAGCCTTTTGCAGATACTTACCTTCCAGATCTTTCGGGCAGATAATCTCTTGTATCTTCACTTTTCCGACTGTAAGCGTTCGCTGCGTAAATTCGCTGGTTCCGCTTGCAGAAAATCCGCAAGATGAATCATCCTGAAAGAATACATCAGTAGCCATTCTGTTTACCGTTTCGCTGGACTTTACACCAGTCATAACGTTACCTTCTGCAATAATCATTTGTTGAGTGCGAGCCTCAAACAAAGACTGTGTAACGAGTTGCTTCTCGTTTTGTTCTACGTAGGCTGTCAAGCCAGTTACTAATAAAGACATCTTATTTTACTTTTTTAATTGTGATACAAAATTTGAATACGCTTTTATCTTATCTGCTTTTGTAGAAGCAGAATGCTTTGTGAATTGATTAGGCATTTCGGCGGGTGCTTGTGAAGGCACATTTACCAAAGTGTCTACAAGGTTTATAAGACCCTGCATAGCTTCTCTTTGTTTACCGAATGCCGCTTTAAGACCTTCATAATCAGATTGCAATGCGGAGAAGTTAGATTCATAAGCAGAAAATTTACCTTCCATTTCAGCAATTTTCTTCTTCATTTCCTCATCTTCTTTTTTCTTTACATCTTCAGCACTTTCAATCTCAATCTCTACTTTTTCTTCAGCCTCTTTTGGCATGATTTCGGTAATGGTACCGGATTCGTCAATAATAAACTTAGTGCCGTCTGCCAAAGTGTGACCACCGGCAGGAGCAGGGCTACCATCTTCGAGGGTTACCTTTCCGCCAACCTCTAAATTCGTGATTAATACCTTAGTCCCATCTTCCAAAGAATAGGAAGGGGCGGGCTGCGTTTCTTCCTGAAACACCAGCTTTTTTACTTCTTGCAATAATTCGATCGGACTTTTCATAACCATATATACACAGTATCTAAAAAATACCCCATTTTGCTATGAAAGTAAGTCCTGGAAAGCCTTTCGCCTCGTTTCGTTTATTTCATTAAAGTTGTAATATTTGTCGCAATATTGATGCAGTTTTGCCCCCTGCTCATCCCTTAAATCCTTATCATTTACAAGCCTGTTAATATGCTTTAACCAATCTTGCCTATCGTTTACGTAATTAATAACATCATCAGGAAAGCCCAAATAAGGATGAACCGCACTAACCACCACAGGCACACCCTTACCAGCTGCCTCCAATATCTTAATATTTGACTTGTACTTATT